ACCTACCAGAAGATTGCACAGCTCAACGGCATGTCTAACCCGAATCTGATTTATGTAGGGCAGAAACTTAGGATAAAATAATAAGCTGTCAATTCATAAGAAGATGTGTTAATATCCTATTATAAATAAGGAAGAAAAATACTTCCATCTTGTATGTGCAAACGAACTTGCCCACATGGAAATGATATGTGCCATTGTTTACCAGCTTACCAAGGATTTATCTCCGGAGGAAATTAAGGCTTCTGGTTTTGATAAATATTATGTGGACCACACACTTGCACTTTGGCCGCAGGCAGCTAGTGGAACACCGTGGACAGCAACTTATTTTCAGTCCAAGGGTGACCCAATTACAGATTTACATGAAGATATGGCCGCAGAACAGAAAGCCAGGACGACGTATGATAACATTTTAAGGCTTGTAAAAGACCCGGAAGTATGTGATCCGATTCGTTTTTTAAGAAAGCGGGAAATTGTACATTACCAAAGATTTGGAGAAAGTTTAAGGATCGTTCAGGATAATCTGAACAGTAAGAACTTTTATGCAATCAATCCGGAGTTTGATACGGATTCAAATAGTAGTTGTGGCAATTAAAACAGCGCGTATGGAAAAACGTCCCCAATTATGAAAATCCGGTTTGATAAAAAAGGTGCAACCTCATAGGCTGCACCTTTTTTAAATGCCTGCCTACTAATGTTATTCTGTATATACCATGCTGATATACGATAATGCATAAGTTCTACCAGTATCTAATAATTAACGAGAGGAATGATCCTGGATATAATCAGCCAGCATCGAAATAAATTCGGATGCGGTCGGTTTGTCAAATACAGGATAACCAAGCAGCGGGCTTAAAATTTTATTGGAATTCTGATTCCAATAACTGTTGATCATTGTACGGATGGCGGCTTCAACACACATGTTGGAAACGCCATACTGCTCACCGACAACGCGGTAAAGATTAGAGGTTACATTCTTCAGGTAAAATTCCTGATCTTTGAGAACGAGGGCGACTGCTGAAGCAAGATAGTTATAACCAGAGTACGTAGAACGAAGACCGGCTTTTCTTAATACATGCCTGACATCATACATAAGAACCTCCTTCAAATATTCATACCGACTATCTGACTATAGAATAAAGGAATTCTATAGATATGTAAATAATTTTGTCCATAACGATATATTTCGTGAGATTTCGATATATTGTGTGAAGTGGATAATGGAAAAATCTGCTTTTTTTTGCTATAATCCTTAATTGGATAGAACAGACAGAATCAATTTCAGGAGTGAAATTTATGAAGATACAATATCAGAAAATAGAAAACGGACTTGAAATTCTCAGGATCTGGCAGGATTCAGGAATCATAAAAGTACCGGAGCAGATAGAGGGAATCCCTGTCATCCGCATTGCTCCATATACATTTTCACTGCATAAAGATGAAGAAGAGAAAAATGCATCTGTTTATCAGACTGAGACAGATGAAGAGGATGATCGTTTTGCGCAGCCGGAAGAACTCTGCTGTGGTGGAATGGTAAGGGAAATCCATCTTCCGTCTACCGTACAGTCAATTGGAAATTATGCGTTTTATGGATGTATGAATCTGAAACTTTTCCATGGGACAGATGCAATCGTGCGGATGGGGAGCGGGGTATTTACCGGATGCCGTCTGGAGAAGGTGGAGATTGATTTTATGGATGGAAATAAGTCCTGTCTTAAGGAAATTCTGACGGAGATCCGGTATCAGATCATTGCAACACTGCGTTATCAGGGAACGGAGACGAAGATCCTGTTTCCGGAATATTACGCAGATGCGGTGGAAAATACGCCGGCGCGGATCGTGGAGACGCATTATTATGGGTCCGGTGGAGAGTACAGGGAGTGCTTTTACCGGCGGGAACTGGATTATGGAAAATACGACCGGCTGTTTGCACTTTCTGAAGCAAGAGATTCGGAAGAGGCAATTTTCAGTGTGGCTCTGACGCGTCTGCGATATCCGTGGAAGCTGGAAGATGCGGCAAAGCTGCGCTATGAAAATTATGTAAAGGCGCATATGGAAGGAATTGGAGAAAGCTGTATCCATGCGGTGAAAGAAAGACGCGAAATCGCCGCCGGAGATCCGCAGGAGGTTCTGCTTTTTTGCTGCAGAGAGCATTATTTTGATGAACAAGCGTTGGGAAAAACGATTACTTATGCGGCAGATGCAGGACAGACCGAGATTTCAGCTATTTTGATGGACGAGCGTTACCGTAGTTTTCCAAAAAAGAAGAAAAAGTTTGTATTGTAAAAGAAGGTGGAAAGATTGGAAGAAATGTCATTAGAACAGGGTCTGGAAGAAATCGGACATAAAATACTGGTTCTGACGAGGAACGAACTGTATATGAAGATGAGATTTATGGATGTGGCGCTTTCGGCGTTTTATTATGTACAGGATTTTTCGGTAGACCTTCTTGCTACAGACGGAGAGACAATGTATTTTAACGGGCAGATGCTGGGAGGTGAGTACAGGCAGAACCGGATCGAGGTAAACCGCGCCTATCTACATCTGGTTCTGCACTGCATTTTCCGACATGTATTTCGCAGAAATGGACGGGAAGAGCTTGTATGGAACCTGGCGGCGGATATTGCGGTAGAATCTGTGATTGACGACTGGAACCTCCAGAATATACGAAAAAGCCAGTCCTGGATCAGACAGAGAACCTACCGGGATCTGAAAGAGGAAATCAAGGTATTTACAGCGGAAAAAATTTATGGAGTACTGGTAAGATGGAAGCTTTCGGACAGAGAGATGGAGCGCATGGCCCGGGAATTTACCGTGGATGATCACAAGTACTGGGCAAAAGATGAAGATGATGAAAAACAAAGCGAAATGAACCAGAGGTGGAAGGATATCAGCGAGAAAATGCAGACCGATATGGAAACTTTTTCGAAAGAAGCAGCATCAAATACCGGGCATTTTCTGGATCAG